TCCCTCTCAAGCGTTCGCAGCCCACCGGCTGCTCGCGGTTCTCCAGAACCCCGCGCTCCAGGAGTGGGCCGAAAATCTTCTTCGTCTCGAAGCTACTGTCATGCACCGCTGGCTCGAACGCAGAAACATCCCAACGAATCTATGGGCCCTTTGCGACTACCAGGAACGGCTGGAAGAGCAGGGGAGTTGTTTTATTCAGTGGTGTTGGGAACAAGTAACTAAAGAACTGTTTGCGGCCTTTGAAGGTATCTCCATGCGAGTAATTAATGACGAAAAAGTGCTGGCCGCACTTAAAGCCCGTTGGACGAAGTTCGGAAAGAACGGGAAAGCCAATGAGACAGTTGCTCTCAACCTGTTTCGCACATACCGCAGCATCAAGGATTACGGCTGGCAGGAAACTATGGACTCTATGTCCCGTGCGACCTTCTACCGCCACGTTGATCAGATTTGCGAATGCGGACTTTCGAAGGCTGCACTTCAGAAGCTGAAGATGGACGACCAGAAAAACAACGTTGTTCCGATCCTGCGCTTTCTGCAAGTTGACTTCAGCGCTCAACGTCCTGGTTGGTACGTTGAGCCATCGGTGGAGGCTGCATGATGCGCTTTCTTTATAACGTTGTGTGCCAAGTTATTTTCATCGGCGCGCCTATTGCTGGCTTGCTGATCCTTGCTTTCTATCTTGCGAAAGCGTTCGGGATTTTCGTCGCATGATCGCCGCAACCCTTAACGTCCTGGTCGTCACTATGTGCGGACTGTTGGCAATTCACTTTCTCGGGCGCTGGGCCCGTTCATAACCGAGGTATTTACCATGCTGGTACAAATGGGCCTGTGCAAGGGCATCGCATCCAAAGAAAAGATGAACGGCATCATCGAACATTACTTGGTGCTTACTGCACCTGGAAAAGACCAGTTCGGCCAAGAGACCGAACAGTCGGTCGGCCTGAAAGTCTCCAAGCGCCAACTCGATTCGGGCATCGAGAACGCTTATAAGGCGTACATCGGCAAACAAGTTGCTGTCCCGGTATATGCCAAAGCGTGGAAGTCCAAAACGGGCGCTGCTTTCGGCATGGACCTGTGGCTCTCGGATGACGGCCTGCCTGTACCAGTTCAGCGCGTACAAGCTCGTCCGACTTCTGTTGCTAGCTAAACAGTAATGCCCCCTCTTGCAGCTCGCCTGCAAGCGGGGGTAGGGGGGTTAAATGGAATTCATCGTGTGTGATGGAACGTGGTTTAGAACCGAACAGGGCTATTTCGACTGCCAGGGAACACCATCGACTATGACGCTCGAAGAACTGCGCAACATACCGTTTGCGCAAATGACTGGTGAGCAGAAAGCCCAACTGACCGGCAATCTAATCACCTTCTTCGTTCTGATCTTCGTCCTCGTGAAGCTCAGACGCTTAGCCTAAAGGAGCAACACCAATGAAATACATGACTCAAGTTCGTAAGTTCGGTTCCCGCGCCGCCCTGGGCGTTACCGCTCTGACCGCTTCGGCAATGTCGTTCGCCGCGCCGGTGACCATCGACACCGCTGAACCCATCGGCCAGATCGCCGAAGGCTCGACCGCTGCGGTTGCTATCGGCCTCGCCATGATGGCGTTCGTCATCCTGGTTGGCGTGCTGATCAAGACCCGCCGCGCCGGTTCTTAATCGTCACCCCCGGCGTGCCGGCCCCCGCCGTGCACGCCTTTTTTTTGCCCGGAGTTTGCAACTATGGAGAAATCAAAATGTTTTGGTCAGACCCGAACAACTGGGCTTACTTGGTCGTTATTGCTGGTTTCGCTGCTTTGGCATTCAGCCGCTAGTGCTCTGGATTACTACTGGCAGGGTTATCAGTTTTCGCAGCATCCCTCCCCTCAGGCTGCTGCGGACTCGCTTTCTAAAAACTATCACTGCTCTTCAAGCCAGCGAAACTGTCGTGCTGAGGAAGTCACCAGAGTTACGGACACTCGATTTAGTTACATACATAGGTACGAGGATGCTTTAGGCAAAACGTCGGGAAATACTGTTCGTTACGTGGACCGATACGGTGATTCTTGCCCAAATGGTACCCAGTACAATTCTCAGACAGGCCAATGCTTACCCCCTGAATCTGACCCCTGCCTCCCTACTACTGGCAATAAGATCTCTCACCGTCACAAGTTAGGCGAAATAATTCTAGGCACTATTCCTTACACTCCGCCTCCGCCAAGTGTTTGCTCTGACTCTTGTTTATATTCCGATCCCGAATTAGAAGGTAAGCCTTATCGCTTCGTCAGCAACAGCCCTACAGGCGCTTGGGCTAACTACTCATATTTTGGCGATGGTAAAACTTGTGAGTCTGGAGAGACCGAAGTTGACTCTCCCAGCGAGAACAAGCCCGTCGCTGATAAAGAAAACAAATGCACTAACAAAGTTTGTTTGACCGTCGATGAGGCCGGCAACTGCCAGACATACACTTACAGTTGCACCGCAACTGAGAGCTACACCGATCCCGGCAATATGGATTGTGATTTCGGCCAAGTTGACGGAAAGGCTTTTTGTGTTCCTAACAGCCCCGCTCCAAAGCTAACCGAAACAGAGGTCAAGACGGACGTTAAAGAGACCACCAATCCCGATGGTTCCAAGGAAACGGAAACCACGACCACAACTAACAAAACCATCTGTTCCGGTGTCGATTCCTGCAAAACCACCACAACTACCAACGTCAGCAACAACAAAACCAATGCTGATGGCACCGATGGTGGCAGTTCGTCTACCTGTACTGGCTCTGACTGCAAGGCCGGTGACGGCAAGTCCCAGGAAGATGAACAGGAAGAGGAGGAGTCCGAATCCAGAGTCACGGGCGGCAATAACTGCGATGCGCCTCCCGTTTGCACTGGTGACGCCATTCAATGCGCAATTCTTGCTCAGACCCACAAACAGCGCTGTGCCGACCAGGAATTCCAAGAAGTTGATGCCGAAAAACTCGCTGCTGAAGTTGGAGCCGGTTTTGAAGGTTCTGAGTTCAAGCCATTTGGCGAAGGGGAGAGGGGCAATTTCGACCTTACCGGCATGATTGATACAAGCTCCACTATCGGCGGTTCCTGCCCCGTTCTTCCACCGATCACCTTCACTATCAAGGGCGTTACCAAGTCCGTAGATTTCGGCACCGTTATGGCTGAACTCTGCAAATACGCCTCCTGGTTCTCTTACTTGATGGTTGCCTTCGCTATGCGTCGAGCCGCTGAAATCGTTGCCGGGGGGATGGCCTAATGCACCTGATTATTCAACTTTTCTTCCGGCTCCTGGGCGTTGCGGTTATTCCGCTTGGTTGGAAGCTCCTCAAGGGTCTCGGCTTCATTGGTGTCACCTATACCGGCGTTCACCTGCTTATGGAGCAGGCCCGCGAGTACGTCTTTACACACCTCATGTCGATGCCCACCGAGTGGATACAGCTCATCGGCCTCCTCAAGCTCGATGTGTGTATCAACATCCTTTTTTCTGCCTACGTTGCCCGCGCTGTTCTGTGGGGCATGGATAAGGCCACTGGCACCAAATCCGCCATACGTTGGGGAGGGAAGCTCTAATGCTCTATTTGCGCACCGGTCTGCCAGGATCAGGCAAAACGCTCAACACTATTCGTGAAATCGAGCTTGAACATGGTCCCGACCCAAAGAACCCCGGCAAGGAACTTCGCACGGTCTACTACTACGGGATTCCTGACCTCGACGTCACCAAACTCAAATGCAACTGGGTGGAGTTCGATACGCCAGATGAGTGGTTCAACCTGCCTGATGGCTCGATCATTGTCATCGACGAAGCCCAGCGCGTTTTCGGTGCCCAGGATGGCCGCAAAGCCCGTCCTGAAAAGGTTGCCCGCTTCGAAACCCACCGACACCAAGGCTTCGATATTTACCTGATTACGCAGCACCCGTCGCTCGTCATGAGCCACGTTCGCAAGCTGGTCGGCAAGCACATCAACATGTATCGCCCCTATGGCGGCAAGCGGCTTCTCCGTCATGAATACGAGTTCTGCATTGATAGTCCCGAGAAGCGCAGTAACTTCAAGCTCGCCCAGGAGCGACGGATCAAGCTCGATCCGAAGTACTTCGGCGTCTATCGGTCTGCCACGGTTCACACTCACAAGTTCAAGTTGCCCAACTATGTTTGGTACATACCTGCCTGTGTTGCTGTTATCGGCGCTTGTCTTGGTTGGGTCTGGTACACCTACGTTCCTGCTGATTCAGAGCCTGACGTTGTTGTTTCTGACGCGCTGCCTGCTCAACAGCCCGTCGCTGGTCCTGGTCTTTCGCTTAACCCGTTGGACACCGTGTCAAATTCGTTCGGTCTCGGCCAGCCACTGACCCGGCAGCAGTACCTCGACACCTTCGTCCCGCGCCTTGATGACGTTCCCAGCTCAGCCCCTCGCTATGACAAGCTCACCGAGCCGAAGTCTTTCCCGCGGCTGGTGTGTGCTTCCAGCGATGATCCTCGCGTTATCGACCGCGCTCGTACAAAGGGCTCTCCAGTCGGCTCGCGTGATGGCCGTGAATACACGTGTCAGTGCTATAGCCAGCAAATCACCCGTGTTTCGACCACGGCTGAGTTTTGCCTTCAGGTTGTCGAGAATGGTCTTTTCGATGACACCCGACCCGACCTAAACCAGTCAGCCGGAGCCGGTTCGATGTTCAGCAGCAGCACGTCTGCTGCAACTGGGCGAGTGCCCGCAGCCCAGATGCCGCAGACGGCTCAATACGTGCCCAAACCGATTACTCAGGCTGGTGGTGGCAAACCTGGGCACCTGTGGTGATCACATGGATGACTTCGCGAACTACACTGACGATGAGCTGCGCGAGCTGTACAACTGGCTAACCACGCAGCACCGGCTCGTCGAAGATGAACTGGCTTGGCGCTCACGCTGTGAAGACCTGGACCAGGACAGATGAGGCGCTTCGCATAATGAGAATGGCCTTATGTTGAGCGTCGTCTGGAAACTGCCTCCGGCTCCAGGCGTCGCGTAACATAGGGCCGATTATGCGATGCGCTATCGACCTCGAATCCCGACTGATCAAAACCGCCGAGCTGTATGCGCCGGGCCGCAAGGGTTCCGACGCCATAACGTGGATCCTCGACGACTACCCCCGACTGGTCGCTGAGGTCCGCGATCTGAGAAAGCGTGTTGCCCAGCTCGACGACGAAGGTGCCCAGCTCGATGCTGTCCTTCATGAGTTGCGGCAGATCGCTGAGCGAATCAACCTGCTCTGACCTGTCCTGCTGGCCTCGACCTCGCCGCTCGCGGCGATTAGTCGCCTGCACTGCCTCCTGTCGTGCTGCATAGCGCCTGCGACGATACCCCCGAAGGGGCCGCAACCATCGACCCACAAAAAAGCCCCCAGCGGCCTGTATGGCCCTCTGGAGGCTTCTCGCGATCTTCGTCCCGTTGTCCCGCCACTACCTCAACCCGCGCCCCGATCTGCCCAAAAGCAACCGCTCCTCGGCTTCTCTCTGCCGCTCTCCCAGGATCATCAGCACCGCTGACGGTTAGGTCACGAAGTTGCAGTGTTTCTGCCGCGCTTTGGCTTCACCGGCGCAGCCGGGTCCACCATCTCTAATGGTGGACTCTTGTCTCATGGTGAGACTTTTGCTCGAATTCTGCCCATTCGATGAACTCGATTTCTCGGCAGCTCGCACGAAGCTCTGCTGCCGCTTTCTCTGCCTGGGTGTTGATCACCCTGGCAGCCATTTCGCACAACGATCTGTCTGTGTGGATGGTCGCCTCTGGCGATGGGTCTGCTGCGCTTAGACCTATCATCAGCATCCATGCTGCCCCGGCTGCCATTATCGCAAGGCTTCTTGCTCGTACCCGAACAGCACGCCTTTCAACGCGATCCGTGCTTGATTCCTGATATCAGGCGGTAATGACTCGAACCGTTTCAGGATCGGCGCCATGTCTTCGGAAACCGTCCTTTCGGTGTCACTCAGCAGCAGCTCATCCGTGCTTACGCCCAGCACTAGGGCAAGCCTGACTATGGTTTCTGCGGTTGGCTCGGAGCGTCCCGCTTCGTAGGCCGTGTAGCTCGACTTGCTGACGCCTGCACCCTCCCAGACTTCCCGCTGGGTGAGCTTCTTCGCCACCCTGAATTTCTTCAGGTTGCTTGCGATGGTCATGGCACGTTCCTGCTGTTGTTTCGTCATGACAGCATCCTAGGCACTGTGGTTCCGTACAGTTCCGGTTAACCAATACAAAAGGGGTTGCATTCCGTCTTCTCGTAGTCTTATGATCCCGCCAACATTGTATCGGCATACCGATATTGACAGGGATTTCACTGTGCTCGACAAAATCCACCTCTTCGTCCCGTTTCGCGTCGATGCCATCGCTACCAGCACCGGTAAGCGTGGCAATGAGCTGCTGGTCGTTGATCTGGAAGCGCTCGGTGTTCCGCTTCGTGCCACCAGCGTTCTTGCAGACGGAAAGGGTGGTTATCAGGTCGAGGACATCAGCCACGCCTGGGAAAGCCTGTCGACCGGCTTCACGCCGCTCGCCTTCAAGGTTTTTCACCAGTCCCTCGGAAAACGTGTGCAGCCCGGCGTTGAGCTGAAAGCCAGCCCGGCGAAGCTGCTCCAGGGACACAACGTGTTCGGGCCTACTTCGATCCGCAAGGGCGGGGAGGTCATGCTTAAGTGGCTGGCCGGCTCCTACCCGAAGCTCTGGGCTTTGCTGGACTGGCAGGCCGCCGAGGTCTACGGGATCGACTGCACTTATTCCGCCCGCCTGCCCGATCAGCGCACCGCTCTACAGCTCGTCCAGGCGCTTCGCGGCGTAAGCAACGGCCAGACCCGCAACCGTGGTGACGACTACGAAACCACGGCTTACTGGGGCTCCAAGGAAACCCGCCTGCGCAAGCTCAAGGCGTATCTCAAGGGCCCTGAGTTTCGCCGCCAGCTCGATGACGCCATCAAGGCCGCCAGAGCCTACGGCGGTGCCAATTTCGTTCCCTCTCAAGCGTTCGCAGCCCACCGGCTGCTCGCGGTTCTCCAGAACCCCGCGCTCCAGGAGTGGGCCGAAAATCTTCTTCGTCTCGAAGCTACTGT